GGAGAAATTGATGACAAGGGAACATTTCAATCTGATGATGAAATTGGATGGTTTTTTGAAAGTATAAAAACCCTTCAAAACGAATTAAACGACTTTAACCTTAATGGAAATAGAAAATAATATCCCCGTTGTCGAATTAACTAAATCCGGTCAACCCCGCAAACGCAAACCCAAAACATCCAATACTTATTTTACCGAAGACACCCAGAATGCTATTTTAGAGTATGTAGCTTCAACTGATCAAGATTTTAGAGATAAAGTATATCGTGAACGTGTAGAGTATGGATTTTTTAAATTAACGCAAAATATCATTCATACGTTTAAATTTTATTATACTGATGGTGAATCTGTAGAAGATGTACAACAGGAAGTAATTGCTTTTTTACTTGAAAAACTTAGATTATATAAACCAGAAAAAGGTAAAGCATATTCGTATTTTGGAACTATTACTAAACGTTATTTAATTCTTAAAAATAAAAAAAACTATCAAAAACTTCAAGATAAAGGCGACTTACTTGAAGTGGATGAAGATAAGACAATTAGAGAGGAAATTATAAACGAGTATTATAGTGATGATTATAGTGTAAGTGAGTTTATGAAATTATATATTAAATATGTAGATAAAAATTTAAGTAAATTGTTTCCTAAAGAAATTGATGCTTTAACTGCTAATGCTATAATTGAATTATTTCGCAAATGTGAATCATTAGATATATTTAATAAGAAAGCTCTTTACATTTATATTCGTGAGATAGTAGATGTAGATACTCCCCAAATTACTAAAATTATTAAGAAACTAAAAGTATTCTATTCTGAACTATACAACCAATACTACTCAAAAGGTCATGTAATAACATAAAGCTTTACAGTTCTTATATTTATAACCAAAATAATTATGGATTTTGATCAAGTAATGTGGGGTAATAAGAAGTTTTCTGATTTGCTCAAAGATATTTATAATAACTCAAAGGAAAAGGAAAAACAAATTAAAGAACTGATTGAGACATTAAAACCATTGGTTATTAATTCACAGTCGGCTCTTATGATTGTCCCATTAATTGCAGAACATCTTAACATAAGTGTTAAAAACGACGACCAATTAATTAAATTAGCTAGTATAGTACAACGTGCTATGAATACTTCTTCTTCTTCAGATGAAGCGGCTCATATGATCCTAAGTGAAGCAGAGAAACAACAATTATTCTCAGCTGTAAATGAAATCGGAGGTGCTATTGTAAACCCGGATGGAGAATAAATCATGATAATAAAAAATAATTTATCTTTCATTACCTCTAATATAGGGAATAACAACTACCAGGCTCCTCAAGGATATAAAGTTGGTAAAGTTTATGCTGTTATGTTAAGTCCATCTAGTGTTCCTGCTAATATATGGGAAGAGAATGGGGGTTGGGGAGGTATTGGTACTGTTGTCTATCAAGAATATCAGGAGGATAATGAAATATCATTAAAAGATTTAACCAATAAATTTTTAAGTACATTACCTACAGCTCTTCCTTTATATCCTAATCAAAAATATTTTCCATTACCTGGGGAGATAATATTATTAGTAGATCTTCCTTCGGCACCTTCACCTGTATCTGAAAAAACTAGAGAAACTTACTATTTAAGTTCTATTAATGCGTGGAATAGTCCCCAATTTAATGGTTTATTTTCAGAAACCGATAAAGATATATTATATGATTCCTTTATTGAAAATAAAGATTTTAAAAGTTTACAAGTATTTGAAGGAGATTATTTACTAGAAGGTCGATTTGGAAATTCAATTCGTTTTGGAAGTACAAACAAATCAGGAAATCAAGATTTATCTCCATGGTCTACTAATCCTACTGAGTTGGATAGTAACCCAATTTTGCTTATTTCAAACCAGCATAATTATAAATCACCTAACTCTAGCTTAAATGTAGAAAATATAAATAAAGATGGATCATCTATTTATTTAACATCTAATCAAACCATACCTTTAGATATAGGAAATATTATTTTAAGTGGTATTACTAATCCTACTAATATAGCAGATTTCTCAGAGCCCCAAGTTATTGTAAATTCTAACAGGGTTATATTATCAGCTAAATCAGATGAGGTTTTAATATTTGGAAAAACAGGAGTTGAATTATATTCACAAGGTCCAGTGTATTTACAAAGTAGTAAAGTTGGAATAGTTTTACAAGATAATAAAGTCTATTTAGGTCCAGCTAATAATGGTTCAGATGGGCCTGAGCCTTTAATTATGGGATTTCAACTTCAAGAATATCTTTCTGATTTATCTGCAGCTTTAAGTACTTTTGCTTCTGTTTTAGGTCCTACATTTGCCCAACCAGAGGGAACCTTAATGGAAACTTTAAATTCAGCGGCTAGTGGTCTTATAGATTCTATAGATGCTTTAAATATTAAATTAGATAAAAAAGTATTAATATCTAAAACAGTATATACAATATAATGGCTGAAGTTACTCAAAAAGATAAGATAGCAGCTGCTAAAAAAGCACTAGAAGAATCTCAAAAATTAGTTGAGAGTGCTCAAACACAATACTCTAAAGCAGAAGCTTTATATAATAAAGCTAAAGTTGCTGCTCTTTCTATTCAAGCATTAGCAGCAGGTGCTGCTGCTGGTGTTACAGGGGCTTTTAATGGATTAGCATCTAATGTATCTGCTGCCGGAAGTGTAACGAGTACAGGAGAAGCTTCTGCTGCTGGGACAGCTATTGGAGAAGGTATAGGTGAAGCTCTTAAATTTCTTTCCCCAGAAGCAAGAGATGAAGAGATTGATAAATATAAAGAAGAATTTAAAAAAATAGAGAAAAAAGCTAAAAAAGAATTTGAAAAAGCTAAAAAAGCACTAGAAGGAGCTAAAAAACGAATTGATGTAATTAAAGAAAAACTTAATGTTTTACTCACTAAACGAACATTAGAAGAAAAAGCTAAATTAAAAGAATTACGTACTCAATCAAAATTAAAAACAAATAAACTTAGATTAAAATTTAATAAAGCTAAATTAAAAGCAGGTTTAAAGAAGTTTGTTAAGGCTATAGGTCCTATAATTATTGTATTAATATTAGCACGAGTATTAAATATTTTTATTACTCGACTAGCAGACACTGTAACTAGATTAGGTGCTTTAGTAGATAAAACTAATGAAATTATTCAAGCTGCTACAACTAAAGAAGATATTAAAAAAGCAAAAGTAGCTAGAGATGCTGCTCTAGTAACACTTGCATCCGCTGAAAGACAAGTAGAAGCTTTTAGAAAAACTATTAATACTTTAAATACTATAATAATAGTTTTTACTTTATTATTATCTATATTAGCAGCATTACCTACAGCACCATATCAAATAGCTACTATTGGTATAATAGCTTCTCGACTAATAGCTAAATTTAACCCAGTACTAATATCATTAGGAATTTTACTTCAAGTTTCATTAACTACTTTAGATGGGTTTTTAAATACTATTCAATATGAACGTTCTCGATTACTCCCATTAAATAATATTCTGGATAAAGATCTCACCCCAGAAGAAATGCGTGAAGCTTTAGCTACAAATACTGGTTTAGGTCCTGTAGAAGGAGTTGTATATAGTGGCTTTACTTTTTCTATAGTAGAAGAAGAAAATCCTGAATTTATTGTAGCAGGGAATAAACGTAGATATGCTGTTGCCTTGGATAGAAGTGGATTTGTAGCATTACAGTCGGCTCCATCATTTACATTAGATCCTAATGTACTTATTGAAGAATTAAAATTAGAAATCGATAAACGAAATCTTGAAGCTTAATATTTATAGATATGAAAACAAATGAATTAAAAACTCTTATTAAAGAGGCTGTAAGAGAAGTTCTTAAAGAAGAACTAGCAGAATTGGGGAAACAAAAAATTAATGAATCCTTATCTAGAGGATTACCCCATAACCAACCTAATTCTACTATTTCCGATAGCCAAGCATGGCCTACCATGAATTTTAACTCTACTAATACCAACCCAGCAGCTAGTAAAGAAGCTATTCGCCAATCCTTAATGGATCAAATGGGTATAGCTGCTCCTTCAGTAGCCCCACCTACAACATTTGCCGAGAAACAAAATGTATATTCGGATATGTTAGCTCAAGTAGCTAATGATATGAGAAATAACCCTGCGGACATAAGTAATTTTAGAAATATCCAATAATGGCATATATAAGAAGTAATAGAGTTGATCCTAGAGACTTTCAAGTCAATACAGCTATAGGAGTTGCTTTACCTTTTAATGCTCCTGGTGTGTTTAATAGCGTATACTCTACTAGAGACCAGATTAAATATAATCTAATTAATTTGATTTTAACATCTAAAGGAGAACGAATTGGACACCCCAATTTTGGTACAATTTTAAAACAGCAATTATTTGAACCTATTACAGATGAAACATTCCCACTTATTAAAAACAGCATAGTTACTGCTGTAGATCAATATCTACCAGAAATTACCGTAAATTTTATTGATTTGGTACCTTTTGAAGATGAAAATACTTTAGCAGTAACAATGGATTATACAATACTACTTTCAAATCAATCTGATAGTGTAATAATTAATATAACATAATGGCCCAAAACAAGAACATATCTTATTTAAATAAGAACTTTACTCAATATAAAGCATCTCTTATTGATTTTGCTAAGAATTATTTTCCTAATACCTATACTGATTTCTCAGATACGTCTCCTGGTACGATGTTTATTGAGATGTCCTCATATGTTGGGGATGTTTTATCTTTTTATATAGACACTCAAATACAAGAGAATTTTGTATTGACCGCTAAGGAAAAGGAAAATTTATTTAATATGGCATATTCTTTAGGATATCGTCCTAAATTATCATATGCTTCTGTTACTACAATTGATTTTTACCAACAAGTCCCTATCCTTAATAATGCCCCTAATTTAGATTATGCTCTTATAATCCCTGAAAATACTGTATTAACATCAAATTCAACCCAGACTAAGTTTCTAACAACTCAAAAAGTTGATTTTACTGATACTGGGTCTACAGAAATTAGTTTATTTGATGGGAATAATTATTTATTTAGACAATCAGTAAAGGCAGTATCAGCTGAAGTGAAGACAGCTACATTTACTTTTGGAGCACCTGTAAAATTCACATCAGTTGAAATAAATGATCCTAACTTTCTTCAAATAATTAATGTTAATGGAAATGATGGAAGTCAATGGTATGAAGTACCTTATTTAGCTCAATCTACTATTGTAAATAAAACAGTTAATACAGGTCCTTCCTCTAATCAAGTACCTTATTTAATAAGTTTACTTGAAACTCCTAATAGATTTGTATCTAGAATTAGAACAGATGGTGTTGTAGAATTACAATTCGGTTCTGGGATGTATGTAAATCAAGATGATGATTTAATCATTCCAACCCCAGATAATATTCAATTAGGAATGGTACCTTCTGTTGACACTTCAGATTTAATTAGTAATTATAACCAAGCTGCTGTATTTTATACTAAACAATATGGTACTGTTCCTTCTCAAATAGTTTTAAATGTCCAATATCTATCAGGGGGAGGGATAGAGGCTAATTTACCAGCAAATAGTATTACTTCAATTACATCTATTAGTAATATAGGAGCTTTTAATCCCATTTACACTAACGCATCTCTTAGCACTTTAGTCGCAGGTAATCCAATACCTTCTATAGGTGGCCGAAGTGGTGATACTATAGAAGAAGTGCGTTTAAACACGCTTAATGCATTCTCAGCACAATTAAG